ATTTTAAATAGTATAAAATTTGTACCAATTACAAAAGATAATGGTGATAAATGTTATTGGTCTAGTCTTTTAGATAATACATTTTTTACCCAAGATATATTGAAATATATTGAACGCCTAACAGAAAAAAAATTTAAGATTATGGATGTATATACAGAACGTCGTGTAAAGAATGAAAACGAACCATACCGAAAAAAGGACGATGATAATAGGTACTTTTTTATTTTGTATTTCCCTTATATAGTCCATGCAAATTTGAATTTTGGTATGTCAGCATGCCTAAAAGGGTCGTTTGAAACTACATCATTACCTACTTATGATAACAGTGTGTCATTTTTTAGTTCAAATGTGTATTACAGACAGCTCGCCCCAAGACAACCACGTGATTATATGATTAACGTGATATACGAGTTAAAGGAGATATAGCACTCTAAAACATGAAGGTACTGGCTATAGACATTGGATACCACAATATGGGTCTCGTTCTAGCTGAATGTGGAAAAGGACCGGAAATTGATATCAAATATGTAAAGAAGGTAAGTTTGGAAGATTACAAATATATATACTCAAATGACATGGTTGATCTAATTCCTTTATTCGTAGAAGACCATCAGGAAATTTTTGATACCGCTGATACAATCCTTATAGAGAGGCAACCACCCGGTGGTTTTACAAATATTGAGATACTTCTACATTACATGTTCAAAGATAAAGTGATTTTGGTTTCACCTGTGAGCATGCATACACATTTTGGTATGAGACATCTAAACTATGAAGAAAGAAAGGAAAGAACTGTCAATCTCGCTGAAAAATTTACCGATATTGACATTCCATATGAAAGAAAACATGATATAGCTGATGCTGTATGTATGTTATTATATCACAACTTCAAAGTGTCTACTCACTTTTTTGACAGATTTAAATATTCACCCAAAGTATAAATGCCAACCGTGAAACAGATTCAGAGTGCGCGCAAAAAATTAAAGTCCACTCCCAAACCAAAGGGAAATAGCCCCAAGATACCAACAGCTGCCCTACTCCGTATTATCAAAGCAGATCCCAAAGTAAGTCGTAACAAGGAGTTCATGAAGCGTGTTCACGAACTCACGAAGAAGTAGACTTTTTCTTTTTCCCACCTTCTCTAAGAATCTCCAATGAATTCACCACCTTTTCTAAAACCTGGGTCATGGTGTATGATCCGGGGTTGTTCATGTACTTTTTGAGCTGATCAATATTATGATCTAGAGAGTTCTTTTCCTTCTTGATCTGCTCATTGAGAATTTTCATACGTTCCTTAGTCTCTTTGATGACCTCATCAAGTTCCCCTTTTTTAGTTTCAAAGTCCTGATCAAACTTTTGAGACATATCTTCAAGATATTGATATTGCTTAGTGAGCAACTCCCTCTTAACCGATGACTTGGCCACACCAATTCGTCTATCAATCTCATTCATTTCCTTTTCAAGAATGTCAATAGACTTCATATAATTTGCTTCCATTGCGTGTTTTTGATTCTCAATATGTTCAAGGTTTTGTTCATGCTGAGAATATTCATAACAAGTGTTACTCATGATTTACTGTTTATTATTGTCATTAAATCTTTATATCACTTGGGAACCCTACCAGCCATAAGATCTTTGAAATCATCTATAAACATATCAAACCTACCAAGACGATACTGTACCAAACCCCATAATGCAAAAAATACAGTCTTTGTCAGATTGTTAACGTCATTGTCCTCCATCTTATATATAGGGCTTACTACTCTATGCATAAAAGTTTCCTCTTTTTGCTGACCTGTCACGTACATCTCGGCTTGCGTTAAAGCACATGTGTCATCATTAACCGACCAATGATAGAACAAAAATGGGATAAGTATGGAGTAAAACTCTAGGTTACGCCTATCATTTGTGAATGGAATCACGAGAATGGCGATGAGAAAAACAAGATGAATCCAGAATATTATGTTCATCTATTATAGAATGAGTGAAGAAAATTTTGGAGGTATTACTCCCTCGTCATTAAGAAAACAAGAACTCGATCTCAGAGAAAAGAGTTGGAACGACCAGCATGAATCCATATTGAGACAGTGGGGTGAGGCTGCTGGATGTTATAGGTACATGAATCACAAGGCCTATTTGATGTATAAGAAACTTTCTATGCAGTTTACTTTACCTGTGATTGTTCTGTCAACCATAACTGGTACAGCGAACTTTGCCCAGGACCAGTTCCCCGAATCCATGAAAACTGCTGTACCATCTATCATTGGTGGTCTTAACTTGATTGCTGGTCTCGTCGCCACAATTATGCAATTCCTCAAGATTAATGAACTGATGGAGAATCACAAAACTGCAGCTCTCTCGTATGGTCTATTGTCTCGTAACATTCGTCTGATGTTAGCCTTGCCAAGACGTGAACGTAGTGCGGATGGTTTAGACTTTGTGAATACGTGCAAAGCCGAGTATGATCGTCTCATAGAACAATCACCAGCTGTACCAACCAGTATTCTAAACGAATTTGAAAAAGAGTATCCTCTGGACAATATATTCACAAAACCAGAGATACTGGATGTTAGGGCCATTCCAAAATTAAAAGTTGCAAACGTGACTGAATCTGTAACCAAGGGTGGTCCATTCAGTAAATGGGGAGAATTGGTCAAATCTAAAAGTGACTACAATGAAAAGACCAAACTTTTAGAAGAGATGCAGTCTGAAGAAGATGAAGCGGAGGAATACGAAGAAGAGGAAGACGCTAAATCCTCGGTGTCTGAAGAACAGACAGACGTTGAGCAAGGTATACCAAAAGAATGAGTACGGCAATATTAGTTAAAGCCGCGGACAAAGCATATGGTAAAATTTTCTTTTTTAAAGGTTTTACGATACGTTCTTGTAGTGCGTCATTTTCGAGCACCAAATCTATGGCTTGATTAGTAAGGTCATCTATGGATTCCTTCATTAAAATAATTGAACAAAAAAAAGAAGAGCCTGTTACCACACTTCACACGAAACAGATTGAGCTGTTAAAGAAATATGTTCAAGAAAGAAAGAATGTGTTTATATGTGGTTCATCGGGTGTGGGGAAGACGTATGTATTGAAGTCTGTACTGAATGAATATAATAGTGTAGAGATTGAGAAGGATCACCTAAAATCCAAATCACATTTTTTGACATTTATCAAAACTGCACCAAAACATGCATACATAGAAGACTATGATTCTGATTACAAAGGACTTGTAGAAAGAGTGTCTGATGGTGACCGCGTATCTAGAGGCTCACTTGTAGTTACATCTACAAATATGTGTATGTTCCCAGGGTTTGAAACTATATTTATACCCAAACACAAACCAGACAAGTTATTAACTTTAACAGCGGATAGATCGTCTGTGGCTGAAAATGCAGCTTTGAGATGTAACGGGAACATTAGAGACTTCTTTTCATATCTGGAAGGTTTTGACGAGAAGGATGTCTTCAAAACTCCCAAAGAGTATATCAAGGATATTCTCAGTGATCCAAATCCTATAGGTATTCCGGATTCGGTTTATGAACATGGTCATATATGGGATATATTTCAGGAAAACTATTTAGATTCAAAAGGTGCGAATAGTGTAAAAATATCAGATGCATTTTGTGAAGCTGATGTTTATGACTCGCACATGTACACGACCGGTGAGTGGAATCTAATGCCCTATTTCGTACTTAATGCCCTAGTAATCCCAAAATCATATTTGGGATCAACCCTAGAAAAGGAAAAAATTAGACCCGGGAGTTGTTGGACTAAATATGGAAACTTTAAGATGAGAGATCAAAAGTTCAAGGAAATTCAGAAGAGGAATGGTCACAATTTGTGTATAGAGGATTTATGCCTTATAAAGAAGTATGCAGAAAATGGAGACTTACAGCCTATGCTTGACTATGGACTCACACCACAAGATTTTGATGTCATGAATCATTTGGCGGTAGGAAGTAAGTTAAAACAGAGAGACGTGACAAGAGTAAAGAAAGCATTGAAAAATGCCTATGAACAAAGAAAAGGTTGATGACGACGAAGATACTCTTGATTGTGTCAAGACTATCGGAAACGAGATTCACTTCTATGGTGAAATCAGTCAGGAAAATACATTAGAGTTCGTAGAAGCATTTAAAAAGTTGGAGGTTCAACTCCTCAAACACAAGGCCGATCTCATTGGTTATGAACCCAAAATCAGGGTTCATATCATGAGTGAGGGTGGTGATGTGTATGCAGGCTTCGCTCTAAAGAACATTCTAGAAAAGTCTAGGGTCAAGGTTATCACCGTCGCCCAAGGTGCCTGTTGTTCAGCCGCGACTTTCATGTTTTTGGGTGGATCAGAGCGTAGAATTGGTGCTAATGCGTACCTTCTGATTCACCAGATTTCCACAGAGATTTGGGGAGAGTACAGGGACCTCAAGCATGAGATGAAGAACTGTGATAAGCTCATGAAGGACCTCAAAAAAATGTATATGGAGAAGACTGATATTCCGGATAGAAAGTTTAAGAAATTGATGAAGAAAGACCTCTATTTGTCGGCATCAAAGTGTCTAAAGTATAAGATCGCTCACGCTCTTGACTAATGACGACGTACCTTCTATAGAGACCCAAAATACACAAAATTATAAAAAGTATTGCAAATGTATTTGCATTCATAGGCACGTTTGTGCGTTCTGGTGGCCTAAGTCGTTCCATTCTACCATAATTTACAACTGGAAGTGAAGACATCTATTTAAAGTTGAGAAATTATTCAAACGTATAATGGAACGCCTTATCCGCAAAGACAAGAATGATCGTGAACGT